TCCATGCCCTTGGATGGCTAAGATAGGCGGAGAAATGTTTGCAGCAAATTATCTGTTTACTGTAGACTACACCGATACTGATGTTGCAGATGACCCCGCTCAACACAAACAGGCTCATGTATTACAGCTTCTTGATGCAGGAGAATGGACTGGAAACGTAGTGGCACTCCCTAATAATCGTGTAAGGGTAACGCATCCTGCTTGGTTTGAGACTGGAAAGGGTGCTCCAGATTTTAAACCATCTCAGCATATACATTATTCTAAATCTGATTTAGACTATACTTTAGATGTTAATAGAGTTTTCGATAATCTTTATAATGAGGCTGAAGAATGAATTACGCTGAATTGCTACAGTCTATACAAGACTTTACTGAGAACAACGAAACAACTTTTGTTGCAGAGATACCTACGTTTGTTAGACAAGCAGAGGAGTTAATATATAGATCTGTAATGCTTCCAGAGCTTAGGAAGAATGTTACTGCTAATGTAACTATAAACAATCCATACGTTGCTAGACCATCAGACTTTCTAGCTCCATTCTCTTTTGCTGTAGTAGATGGCAGTAGTAATTATAACTTTCTTATTGAGAAAGATGTAAACTTTATGCGTGAGGCATATCCAAATCAATCAACAAGTGGACTGCCAAAGTATTACTCAGAGTTTGATGGAGATGTAACATCACCTAGTTCTCACGGAAATTTTATAGTAGCCCCAACACCAGACGCAACTTATGTAGTTCAATTGCACTATTATTTTGATCCACCTTCTATTGTTACCTCAAGCACTTCTTGGCTAGGGGATAATGCAGAACAAGCGTTGCTTTACGGAAGCTTGGTGAATGCGTATATCTTTATGAAGGGAGAACAAGATGTTCTTGCAATGTATAAAGAAAAGTATGATGAAGCTATGAGCAGGTTATTGGTGTTGGGTGAAGGTAGATTAAAAAGAGATAACTACCGTGATGGTCAGCCAAGGATGGATATGTAAATGTTTAAGATAGATGTAAGTGTACCACAGAATGAGCAGATTGTAGGCGTTAGAACTACAGAGAACAGGGGATTTACTCCTGAAGAACTAGCAGAACAATGTGTAGAAAAAATTATTTCGGTTTCTGAAAATGCCCATCCAGGTATCAGAGATCAAGCGCATGCTTTTTCAAAGCATGTTGAGAAGCTTGTTGCATACTATATGAGACAGGCTATTCGTAGTGACCGCACAACAGTGCACAATGCAATTAAAGATGCGGGTCATCCCCAACTGGCTGAACTTATAAGGAGACTTTAACATGGCCTTTTCTGGAAACTTTATGTGTACTTCTTTTAAGCAAGAGTTGCTTGTAGGTAGTCACAATTTTACAAACTCAAGTGGCGACACTTTTAAACTAGCTTTGTACGACAACAATGCTTCGTTTAATGCGGCTACTACAGCTTACACTTCATCTAACGAAGTAAGTAACTCTGGCTCGTATACAGCGGGTGGAGGAGCGTTGACCAACGTAACACCTACAACTTCTGGAACAACTGCTCTTACAGACTTTGCAGATAAGACATATACATCTGCAACTATAACTGCTCGAGGTGCGTTGATATACAACACAACTACAGGCGCAGGATCAGGAACCACAGATACAGTTGTTGTATTAGACTTTGGATCTAACAAGTCTTCTACATCTGGTGACTTTCAGATTGTTTTTCCAACGGCTGACGCATCTAACGCGATTATCCGCATAGCATAAGGTAGTCTTCCCGTGACAAACATCACAGGTTGGGGGCGTGGAACATGGGGCGAGGGTGCTTGGAATGAAGCTACCCCTGTTCGTGTGGGTCATACTCTCAATGGTTGGGGTGAGTTAACTTGGGGTGAAACCTCTTGGGGTGGTGAGAAATCTACTCTTGCTGCAATGCAAGGTCAGGTTGGCACTGCTGTTGTTCGAGAAGACATATCAATATCTGTCACGGGTTTTGGTGTTACTGCTAGTGTCGGTAGCGCAATTGCCAAAGGTAACAACAGTGTAACTCCTGTTGGTCTTGCGGCTACAGGTGGTGTGGGTGACGTAACTCTTGTTACAGAACAGAACGTCCCTGTTACAGGTCTACAAGGTCAAACCTTTGTAGGAAATGTAGTTGTTGTTCAAGGTGGCGGTATCAATGTCTCTGTCACTGGACTATCTGCAACTGCAACTGTTGGCACTGGCACAAGTATTATTATTGGTGTTAACGTTCCGCCCGTAGGTCTAGCAGCTACAGGTGGTGTTGGCTCTGTCACGATAAGTGAAGGTGCAGGTATTGATGTAACGCCAACAGGTCTTGCGGCTACAGGCGGTGTAACTGAGCCAACTGTTATTGGTACGGCTCCTAATGTTGCGGTGACAGGTATTGCAGCAACAGGAACGATTGGGCCTGTTACGATATTAACATCACAGGTTGTTCCGTTATCATCAGATAACTTGTTTGGAACAGGCACTGTTGGTACTGTTACAGTACAGACAGTTAGTAAAGCAGAAGTTACTGGTGTTAGCACTAGCGCATTGGTTGGTTCTGTGATAGTTTATGAAAATATAGTTCCCGCTCCAGGAAACTCTTGGTCTAATATTACGCCTAACCCCAACAATACATGGGCGGAAGTAGATCCTGCACCAGGAACAACTTGGACAGAAATAGCAGCGTAAGGGTAGGAAAATATGGCAACCTATACAACAAACAGCGGCATCAAGAAGATTGCCACGGGTGACGAATCTGGAACGTGGGGTACGTCAACTAATACAAACTTCGATATTATTGACCGCATTGCAGCGGGTGTTGGAAGCATTACACTCTCAGGAACAACGCATACATTAACCACATCAGATGGAACTGCATCAGATGGACAGTATCATGTTCTGCTTTTAGGCGGTTCACCTTCTGGGACAAACACCATAACGGTAGCTCCCAATGACACAAAGCGTATGTACTTTGTTAAAAATAACTCAGGTCAGTCAGCTGTATTCTCCCAAGGATCAGGTGCAAATGTTACTGTAGCGAACGGCGCATCAGCCATAATCTACTGTGACGGTGCAGGATCGGGTGCAGCGGTTGTTGATCTAGGTGCTTCTCTGCCTCTATCGGGAGCATTGCTTGCCGCGAATAACTTATCAGATGTTGCGAATGCAGGAACATCTAGATCAAATTTAGGAGTTGCGATTGGGTCAAATGTTCTGGCATATGACGCAAATCTACAGGCTTTTGTAACGGCTCTTACCCTACCTACGTCCGATGGGACAAATGGGCAGGCGTTGGTTACAAATGGTAGTGGTACTGTCTCTTTCGGCAGTGCCGGAATTGGAACAGGTAAGGCCATAGCTATGGCTATTGTTTTTGGGTAAAGGAGGCTAGGATATGGCTGCACCAAATATTGTAAATGTAAGCTCAATACTGGGTAAGACAGACCAGTACGCGCTTTCATCAGCATCACAGACAACGATTTTAAATAACGCTGCATCAAGCGACGATGTTCTAAAAGTGAACATGATCCAAGTTGCAAACGTAGATGGCACGAATGCTTGTGACATTACGGTAGACGTACACAGCGCAGCATCAGGTGGCGGCACGGCATTCTCACTGATTGCAACTGCATCTGTAGCGGCTGACTCTTCATTGGTAGTGTTGGATAAGAACACAGCGATATACCTAGAAGAGAACATGTCTATCACTGCGACAGCAGGGACTGCTAACGATCTAGAAGTAATAATCAGTTACGAGCAAATAACTGACTAAGGAGAGTTGTTGTGAAAGTAATTGGCAACTTAACCAAAGACGCCATCATCAGGGCTGCGGTCAGTGAAGGGCTAACTGTTACTCAGGCTGTTGGCACAGACGTAATCTTTAACTCAGGTTCTACAACTGGTTATGCTGCGGCTTTTGACTCTAGCACAGGTAAAGTCGTAATAGCTTTTTGCGATGGCACTGATGGAACAAAAGGAAAAGCCATTGTTGGGACTGTAGATCCCTCTAATAACTCCATAAGCTTTGGTTCAGAAGTAGTTTTTCAAAATAGTGAGGTTACTGGCGATCAAATGGATTGCGTTTTTGATAGCAATGCAAACAAAGTTGTTATTTTTTACACGGATACAGTCAACTCTCGTAGCGGCGCAGCCATTGTAGGAACGGTAAGCGGCACTTCAATATCTTTTGGCACTAAAGCAACTTTTGAGTCAGGTAACACTTCATTTATTACCGCAACTTTTGATAGTACAAATAATAAAGCAGTTGTTTTTTATAGAGATGAAGGCAATTCAAATTACGGTACTGCTGCTGTTGGCACAGTGTCTGGCACAGGTATAAGTTTTGGAAGTCCTGTTGTGTTTAACTCTGCTAACACTCCTTTTCTTGGTAGTTCTTTTGACAGTAACGCAGGAAAAATACTTGTGGTTTACAAGGACGTTGGAAACTCAAACTATGGAAATTCTATTGTTGGAACAGTCTCAGGAACAAGTATTAGTTTTGGGTCAGAAGTTACATTTCTCTCAGCAAATGGAGGCTTTTATCGATCAATTTTTGATTCATCTGCCAATAAGCACGTAGTTCTTTATGATAATCCAAATGACAGCAATCATGGATACGCAAGAGTTGGAACGATAAGTGGTACATCAGTTAGTTTTGGAACTGAAGCTGAATTTGAAAATGGTGAAGCCGAATATATGGGTGGAGTCTTTGACTCTAATGCAGGAAAGATAGCTATCGTTTATAAAGACGGTAGTAACAGCAATAGACCCACATTTGTATCGGGTACAGTAAGTGGAACAGATATTTCATTTGATACACCAGTAGTACTAAAGGCCGTTGAGGGAGTAATTTATAACCCAGGAGTAGCATACGACAGCACTAATAAAAGAGTTGTTGCGGCCTATGCAGATACTACTGCTAATCCTGATAATGGCCTCGCACAAGTAATAAGTGTAGGCTACTCCTCTGCCACAGGCGGCACGATAGCCGATGGTAAACCTGTCATTGTAAATGCAAATGGGACTGTGAGTAGTGTGAGTCAGTCATCACAAACTCAAGAGGCAGGGACTTCTGTAGAGTATGAGTCGGATAAAAATAGCAGTAGTAAAACGGCTGCAATAGTCCATGACACCACTAATAACAAAATACTTATTGTTTACGGAGACGCTGCAAATAGCGACTATGGAACAGCAGTTGTAGGGACTGTGTCAGGAACATCTATAAGTTTTGGCACTCCTGTTGTGTTTGAAAGTGCGTATGCAAGATTTGGTAGTAATCAACACCAGTGTGCCACTTTTATAGATGGTAAAATTGTAATTGTTTACGCAGATGGTGGTAATTCTAATGTTGGTACAGCAATAGTCGGAACGGTCAGCGGAACATCTATTTCTTTTGGAAGTGCCGTTGTTTTCAACAGTGGAAACACCTATGAAGGAGCAGTAGTTTGCACAGACACTGTTAATAACAAAGTTATTGTAGCTTATCGTGATGAAGGTAATAGCAATTATGGTGTGGCTTGTGTTGGCACTGTGTCAGGAACGTCAATTAGTTTTGGCAGTGAACACACTTTTAGAAGTGCCGCTGTTTTTTCTACTAGCATAGGTTTTGATGCAAGCGCAGGAGCAGCGGTTGTCGCTTATCGTGACTCTAGTGCAGGCAAAGCTCAAGTTTTAACTGTTTCTAGTACAAGTGTATCTTCAGGAAGTGCTGTTAATTTCAATTCTTCTGCTAATACAACTAATAATAATGTAGTGTACGATAGTAACGCACAAAAAACTGTTATAGTTTATGTTGACGGTGGTAACTCTGCAAAAGGGACTGCAATAGTAGGAACTGTTTCTGGTACATCTATAAGTTTTGGGTCTGAAGTTGTATTTAATGCAGCAACTACGGCTCAAGTGGGTGCTACTTTTGACAGTAACGTAAACAGAATTGTAATTGCGTACTCAGACGGTGGTTCATTAGGTAACTTTACTACTGGAGTAGTTAGCGGAACTTCTATAACTTTTGGTCAGACAGAGACACAATTTGCTGCGTTTAACCCTTTTTACAACGTTCTTTGTTTTGATAGCACGAATAAGAAGTGCGTTGTTGCATACATGAAGGGATCAAGTGCTTATGATAATTTAAGTGCTGTTCTTACGCCTGAAGGAAATATACCAAACCTCACCACAGAAAACTTCGTAGGGTTTATGGACGGTGCAACGTTAGACGGCACGAATGGCGAGATACTTTCTTCTTGCTCGATTGCAAGAAATCAAACAAGCTTAACTCCAGGGCAGACATACTTTGTTTCACCCAGCGATGGGGCGTTAAGTTTAACAGCAGGAAGTCCTTCCGTTACGGCAGGGACAGCTATATCAGCTACAGAACTAATAGTGAAAGGTTAGACAATGAAAACTATCGTAGAAACATCAACTAAGTTAAGCAAGTATCTCCTTGCAGATGACGTAACAATAACAGCAACATCAGATAATATTACAGTAGGAGATCCTGCTCAGTTTATTATCGCTGATCTAAACAGTGGCAACACGACTATTACTGAGAACGTGACCAACGCACCAAGCG